GTCGTCCCGTAGACGACCCCGTAGTCGGAGTGGGCTCCGGCGCTCCCATAGGGCGGAATGCTATCCCTGCCCGCTTGAGGCGGAATCCCTCCGTCCGAATTCGTCGAGAAGAAGGCGAGATGGTTATGCCCGTTATCGAGGACCGAGTGGGCGTGAGTTGGGTCGCTTACCCCGTGAGCGTGGGGGCTCTGGCTAACGCCGTGCGAGTGACCGCCGTACGACCTCGGCAATCGGGGACTTGGAAACTCGCACCCGACCCTCCATAGGTGTACCCGATTACGGCGAAAAGAGCGGCGTAGTTTGTCGTCGAATAGCTTTGCCCATCGCAGAGAAGAAACCCTACCGGAGCGGTTCCTCCGGCGAAATCGAGAACGATCCCCGGAGCGACTCCCGCCGCCCAGGCTCCAACCCCGTTTAGGTAAGAGTTCGCGTCGCCGGAAAGTTTCGTTAACGCGCCGGTCCGGGTCGTCGTCGCGACCGGTAGCGGATCGGACCCGTTATCGAGATGGGAGGGGGCGTGCGGAGGAAGCGTCCCGAAGCTCGCGGTCGGGCCCCCGAGTAAAACCCGGCTCGTATCGCCCGGCGTCCGGGGGCAGAGTCCCCCGATATTACTCGTCGCGTTCGGGATCGGATCGACCCCGCTCGAAAGATGCCGGACGGAATGGAGGTCGACGGTCGGGGTAAAGGTAACCGTCGTTCCGACCGGGACGTCCCTCGCGTAGACGACCGGGAGAACGTAGTCCTTGATTATGGCGCTCGCCCCGCTAACCGGCGGGGATAAGGTATCGCCGTCGTTCGCGCTCGTACTCGAATAACCGAAGAGAAAATCCGGCCCCCCGTTTAGCGAGTAGAAGACCCCCAGCTCATTAATCTTAAAGGCGTACGGGGCGTTCGCCGAATTCAAGTCAGCGCGAATTGTCGTCTGATAAAGGGTGGCGATATTTATCGAGGTCGGGTTCGCCTCCATTACCGGGCTTTTTAACTCGACGAAATTCGCCGGGACGTCGGCTCCGGTAGCGAAACCGTTTCCCGCCAGTACCTTCGAGAAGGCGAGCGTACCGCCGCTCCCGAGAATAGTGTTAATCGCCGAGAGCGCGGCGTTAGTTAGAACGATCGGCGAAAGAGGCATCTCGTTCGCTAACTACGCTTCGCGTCTTTAGAGGTAGCGCGGGAGATACGGGAGGACGTCGTAGTCGTAAAGATCGACGGCCCCTACGACGTAGACGGTCCCGGGCGGGACCGAGAGGTAGGAAAAGATCCCCGCGAAGAAACTCCGGACGTTCTTTAATTTCAAGATCGTCCGGACCATCTTCTCGACCTTTACCGGATCGACGAGCGGGTCGTTTATTACGACCTTGAAAGTGTCGTGAGGAGCCGGAGGATTCTCCTGCCACCATTCGACAATATCGCAATAGTTAAAGGTAACGGCGACGACGTCTTTAATCGCCGCCCGGGTACCTTTATTGACCTTATTCCGGATCGCCCCCTGTACTAACGCGAGCTTCTGCGAGTAAGAGAGATCGAGATCGTAGGTATCGACCCCGAAGTGGTAGACGGCGAGAAAATCGAGGACGTTTTCGGGTTGTCCGCCGATCCGGGAAATAAGGATATTGACCGGGATCTTGGCGAGATATTCGGCGAGGACCGGGTCGAGCGCTTCGGCGAGGGCGACGAAGAACTTATCCTTCCGGAGGGCCGGAGAGAGATACTGGAGGAAGCTCGTTGTCTTCTGGACGAGGGAAGCGGGCGCTCGCTTTAAGGCCGGAGCCTCGACGAGGGTCGGGATAAGGAGCGGCGGGACTTCGTACGCTCCGATCGACCAATACGGATTCCTCGGGACGAGCGTCGGCCCGGGCCAGGTCGACCCCGGCGCGATTCCGAACCCGATCGCCGGATCGATCGACGCGACGGACGAATCTCCGGCTCCTCGTAAAGGAGAATCCTCCGCGAAACTAAAATCGTTGTTCGTATAGTCGGTAAACTTCGGGTCGGCGGTAAGACTCCCGTGCGGCCCGGTATCGGCGTTGGTCGCTCCTTTAACACCCACGAAATAGTTGTAGTCCGCCGCGAGCGGGACCATCGAATTATTAACGAAAAAGGCCCCGGCGGTATTATCGAAATTGGGCTGGTCCGCCGTTCCGACGTTATTCCGGGAGTCGAGATTACCGGTCGAAGGGCTAACCGAAAACGTCGCCCAGGCCGTATAATCGTGGTTATTGTAGGAGCCGGACGGGTAGGTCGGCGGAAGCGTTCCCGTCCAATGGAACGCCGTATTAACGTAGGTATCGGTCGAACCGCCGTAATGGAAGAGAACGTCGAACGGGGTATCGCTCGCGACCGCTACCCAATAGTTTCCGGGCGGGACGACCGGCCCGTTCGGGACGGCGAAAGTATTAACGGTCTCGTTACCCGCGAGTAAAGGACCGGCGACGCTACTCGCGATAAGAGCGCCCGGATGACCTGGGACGCCGGAGACCCCGCTCGTATCGGCGTACAAGCCCATTATCGCCGTCCCCGCCGCGTCGTTATCCGAAACGATCGAGAGGGAAAGGAGATTACCGGGCGTCGTCGTAACGATAAAGGTCGCCGAGATTCCGGATAGAGTATCGTCGGCCCCGGCGGGCGCGGTATTACCGACGTTCCCGGCGTTCCCGGCGAAAGCGATCGGGAAGAAGGTCGGGATGAGATGCCGGATTACCGTATTTCCGATAAAGTAATAGTTTCCGCCGAGATTCTCGAACCCTTGGCCGACGTTAATCCCCTGGTTACCGTCGGTCCCGGTCCCGATGAGAACGTTCCCGTACATTAAAAGCGCCGGTTCTCCGTTCGGACCGGCGTTCATCGCCTGCAGAATAACCCAGCTCGACGAGCCGTCTCCGCCGTTCGCCGCGCACTCGATCCAATTCCATCGGATAACGAGATTGTAGGGGTTACCGTTTCCCGTCGAAGTAAACTGGATAATGTCGTTATGCCGCTTATCGTCGGACGGGTTATTCTGGTCGGCGGGAGCCCGATTGCAGAGGTAGCAGCCCTCGATCGTCACGTTCCAGGCATCGGCGATCTGGATAATGTCCGTCTGGTAGAGTGTATTAATACTGGTCCGGACGTAACAGTTCGAGATGAGGATGTCGTGGTTTAGATTAGCGCCGGAATGGCCGAGAACGATCCCGTTGCAGTTGTCGAGATGCCAGTTCGAGATAACGAGGTTCGAGACGTACGGTAAATAGACGCCGACGAGCATCCCGATCGTTTCGTCCCCCGCGTGGGTAAAACCATCCAACGTTATATCGTGGGCCTCGTAGGTCGCGCTATTCCCGAACATTACCCCGAACCCCCCGGCGTTCCCGAGGGTCGTCCCGAACGCCCCGCCGAGGACGGTAATAAAGGCCTGGTTGTAGTAGAAGCGGAGCCCGGTCGCAGCGGACGAATTATCGTCGAGCGTCGCCCGGGTAAAATCGAGAGTTAACCGTCCGTCGCCGTTCCCGGTTCCGGAAGTTTGGGGAGTAACGGTCGCGGTAAAGGTCCCGGTAAAGACGACCGTATCGCCGCCGGTCGGTCGATCGGTAACGTTAAAATACCCGAGACTCCACTCGTTCCCGAACGAACCGTTACCGGTCCCCGCACCGCTCGGCGTTACATAGTAGGTCGCCATTCGTTAAACCGGAAGATCGTCTTCGACGCCTTGATAGATGGCGATCGGGTCGTCGGTAATAACCCCGACCTGCCACTTGCTTAGTCCGATCCGGGCCGCCGGAGCGTCGACGAGAACGTAAGAAGCCCCGGCGTTCATAACCGCCGTCGCGAGGGTCGACGGGTTAATCGCGCCGCCGAGCGCGAGACTATTCCCCGTTACCCAGCTATTTAGGGCCGCGTTGACGTTGGTCTGGACGCCGAGAACGTTGTTAACCTGACTCGAATCGACCCAGTAGCGGACCTGGACCGTGTAGGGGATTCCCGACGGGGGAGCGACCGAGACGTTCGCGCAGAGATCCCGGATATTCTCCGGATTAATCGCGTCGGCGACTAGCTCGCAAAAGGGCGCGTCGGGGAACTCGCCGTTCTGGAGTAAAACGGTAACGAGGACGTCGCCCGGACTCCCGATGTCTTCCGGACCGGCGACGCTAACGTCGGCGATCGCCGGGCTCGCCGTCCGGGCGAAGAATTCATACGCCCCATACGATCCGGCGTTCGAGTAGGAGTCGGAGGCGCTATAAAGCTGGAGCCGGAAATCTTCGTCGTTCTGGACGTCCGCGCCGCCTTGCGTCGGGCTCGTATTTAACGCCGAGATAACGAACGCTCCGCTCCAGTTTACCAGCGTCGTTACGTCTCCGAGATCGTTCGCTCCGGCTCCGGTAACGGTGCAGGTCGCCGAAACGTATCCCGCGAGAAGGCCGGAGAGGATCGTTAGATCTTGATCTGTACTAAATATGTAACCGGTCGAAGCGGAAGCGACCTGGGTTCCCTTCGGGATAATCGAGGCCGAGGCGACCGGGCCCGAAAGGGAGAAGGCGATCTCGGTAACGGCGGGAGAAGCGGGTAACCGTTTCCCCCGGGATTGGGTACCGCTAAAAGCCCCTATATCGAAGAACGCCCCGATGTTGTCAAGGAACCCCCCACTCGCAAAGGGTATAAGGTTTTGCTTCGCGCTGGTGTCCAACGTCGCGTAGGCCCCGATTAACCAGGCGGTCGCTGAACTAAGGAAGTTGTAGCGCCGGTCCGAGGGAAGAAGGGTAAGCGATTCGCCCGTATCTTCCTCCCAAGCCGCGAGGAAGCCGGTAATAATCGCCTCCTGGAGCGCGGTAACGTCGATTTGGGCGAAGGAGATCTCGGGCAGGTTATCGAAGGGCGAAGGAGGACTAGCCATATCTCGCCCGTTAACTACGCGCTCTAAAGGGTAACGTTTTCGAGTTGCGCGGTCGCGGCGTTCGGCGTCCCGTCCATCGGCCCGTCGATTACCCAGGTCAACTCTTCGCCCGGCGGTTTAAAAAGCTGGAGGGCGTAAACCGGGTCGAGATTAATCGTTAGCTCGGCGTAAAGCCGGTAAACCCCGGCGAGGACTTCGACCGGGTCGAGGGTAAAGGCGATCTTACTAAAGGTCGCCCGAGGCTCCCAATAGCTAACGTCCCGGAGCATAGCGACTTGGGCCTGGAGCGTCGCGATATTTCCGGGCATATCGATAAACGACATATCGAGCCCGAAGGTACGCTGAAGGCGCTGGGTCCCGAGCCGGGTACTAAGGGTATTAAAGACGTTCTGGAGGACTTCCTCGACCGTTCCGGCCTCGACGTCGAAGTCGAACTGGAAGTCGCTCCCGAGATCGAAAAGCTGGTCGCCGACCTTCGCGACGAAAGAAGAGAGGGTTAGGGCCGAGGGCATACGATTTTATCCTCCGGTCGCCGCCCTACCGGCGGCGTTGGCCGCTGCGATCTGGGCGGAAGTCGCGGGACCGGCGGCGAGAATATTCGGGTTCGAGCCGAGTCCGAGACCGCTTACCGCCGCGCTTCCGACCGGTCCCGGTAAACCGATCGAAGAGATAAAGTTTCCCGCCGCTCCGCTAACCGCCCCGCTAACGTTACTAATCGCCCCGGAGACGGCTCCGGAGACCGCTCCGGTTAAAGCGCCGAGCGGGTTACTTAGAAAGTTCATTAGCGGGCTCGGCGGTAAGGCGTACTCGATTAGTTTAACCGTCGCCGTCATAACGATTAGATTCGATCCGCTCCATCGCTCCATCTTCGCGTCGACCGATTCGACGACGAAGAGCGTAAGTAAGCCCCGGCCTAAGGGCGTATTCCCGAGGATGCAGGGCATCGGCAGCTTCGATTCGGCGAACGTTTCCAGCATCGGGAGAGAAGCCGCCGGAGAAAAGGTCCAGGGGCTAAAGAAATTCATCTCGATCGTTACCTCGATCGGCTCGACCCCGGTATCTTCGAGGACGTCGTTGGCGTTCATTATCTTATGCCGGGCCCAGGCATTCTTCCGGGTCTTCGAGATACTATGGGGAGAGAAGAGCGAGCCTCTTCCGGCGACGAACGGTAACGGGCCTAGGCATCCGAGCATCATACGGCTCTAATTACGCGCCTCCACCCGCTCCATCGAGGTTTTGTAGGTGGCTTTGGATCGTGCCTCCGGCCTTAAAGGTAACGTTCGAATCGACGGTAAGGGTTTGCGTGCAATGCACCGGCCCGTCGAGAGTAATGTTTCCCTTAACCGTAACGTTGGCCGCCGTAACGTTGGCGTTACCTCCGGCGGTAACGTCGACGTCGCCCCCGGTAACGATCGTAATCGTTCCTCCGCCGACGACCTTTACCGAGGCGACCCCGCCGATTAAAAGCTGGCCGTTATCGGGGTTGTATTCGAACTGGGCTCCGTCGTCGGCGAGCATAGCGAGCGAGTTAAGCGAGTTCGGGATAACCGCTCCTCCGTTCTCCGTCGGGTTCGACCCTAAGACCATTCCCCGTTCGATCCCGGTCCCGATATGGGCGACGAGAACGTTCGCTCCGACCCGGGGAAGAAAGTGGAAGGACATTCCTCCGGACCCGGTTTGGGAGACCGGAAGCCAGTCGGAACTAAGATTCCGGTCCGGGAAGGAAACCCGGACCTCGGGCCCGTTCGAACCGTTCCGCCGGTCGATTACCGTCCCGCTCCGGAGAAGGTTAAGCGAGGTCTGATTAAAATCGTTGGAGCCGTAAGAGGGGCCGATCATACTAAAAAGAGGTTATGCACCGTTCCAGGTTAACCGTCGAAATCGCTCCGGAGCCTTTAACGAAAGCGTGGGTCATATCGACGACGAGCCAGTTTCCGTCGAGATCGCTCCGGCTCCCGGTAACCGTATAGACGGTTCCCGATTCGAGCACCGGGTTATAGGGGAGGGTAATTCCCTTCTTATTCCGCTTCCGGTTCTTCTTCTTGAGTTCCGATTTCGCGACCTTCTTCGCCCGGTCGGTCTTCGCCGTATCGGTTTCGGAAGGATCGCTATTAAGCGGCGTCTTATAGAAAAGATCTCTATCGACCGCCGCTTGGGAAATATCCACATCGGCCAAATTAGCGGGATTATTTTTAACCGGATCGGCCATCTCTCTTTATTTTTTAGGTAGGAAAAGATCCCGATTAACCGCCGCTTGGGAAATATCTAACGAGGTATCCGATTCGTTCGTATCGGTACTTTCCTCGTCGTGGGGATTGTGCTTAAGGCGATGGGTAATCCCGACGTCATCGTTATCCGGATCGGAGACAAGCGCCGTAACCGTTTTCCCCGTCTTATGGTCCTTAAAGGAGACCTCCGCCGCCTTGTAGATGTCTTCGACGCACTCGTTTAACTCCCAGGAAATAACGCCCCCCGTCCCGTTAAAGCCGCCCGGGTTACCGGGAAGCGGGAGGACGAACGCACCGACGGGGGCCTGTTTCTCTAGGGCCTCGTGATCTAGGATCCAGATCGTATCCTTTCGGATCTTAAGAGAGAAGTCGTTCTGCTGGCAGTGTTTACCGAGATGGACGAGATCGCTTTCGTCGTGCTGGTCGTCGCGGCCTAGCTTCGGATTCTCCTTCGCCTGGTACTGGAGCTTTAGGCCGCTCTCTTTCGCGACCTTCGCGGCGAGATCCTTTAACGTCGTCTTCTCCGTACCACGAGATTTGCGTTCCGTTCGTACCGAGCACTCCGGCTTAATCGGGATACTCGTACACTCTATATCGATATTACTCCCCCCGCCTTTATCCCCCTTCATCCGGACCGTATGTATGTAAAACGTCCCGGCGTCCCGGACCTTTCCCCCGGACGCTAGGGAACAGGTAACCGGGAGAGCCGCTTTAAGATGGAATCCTCGACGGAAAGTTCCTTTCGGATCGGAGATCGAGAAGGTAAGCGTATCCCCAGTAAACACCAAACCTTCTTTATACACGACGTGGGTAAGGCTGGCGAGGATCTGGGCCGGGAGCGGGGTACCGCCGATCGTAATACTGGGTACTATCATAGCGATTACGAGGTCGCGGTTAGCGTCCCCCAGGCCACGGCGGAGAGGTTCGGGGTAACGTTTACGACCGGGATCGTTAAAACGACTCCGGCGTCGAAATCGACGACGTCGGCGTAGGATCGGTTCGCCGTAATAATCTCCCCCATATATTTCTCGGTCGTAAAAAGGTCGAAGGAGATCGAATCGAAGGCGTCGCCCTGGATCGTCGTGTACTGGAAAACGGTCGCCATCTCTCCCGCTAATTACGCGACTCCCGGAAAACGAAAAATCGAGGCGAAATGTAAGGGATACCTATGTCCAATAACAACTCTCAATTAGGCTGTATAATCGCCTTACTCTTTATTATCGCGCTTCCGGTCTTAATTCCGATCGGTTGCGCTTCGGCGGTTGTCGGTACGGGCGTTGCCTTAGTAGCGGCTTCGTCGTCGTCGCCGTCCTCGACCCCGAAAGCTTCGGCTTCTTCCGCCGCGCTCTTAGTCAGTAGCACGCCCACTCCGACTCCGACTCCAGAATTAATGCCGACCTTTACGGAAGGTTTAGTTACTCATATCCAAGCCGGTAAAAAGCCGAACGCTTTAGATAAGAAGGTCTTAAAGCTTGAAGCCCAATTTTCCTTTAGTAATCTCCCGGGAGGAGAAGCCGCTACCTCCGATTTCGAAAAGACGAAGAAAGCTGCGAAGGAAACCGGTATTAAACTTACCCGCGAAATCCTGGACGCCATCGGAAAGGACGCTCTAGCTCATCGTACTTTAGACGAAGACCGGAAAGCTTACTCGGACGATTGGACGAATACCGAGGAAGTAGTCGACGCTATGACGGTTCACCGTTCGTCGGGGGAAACGGAAGTAGTCAACGCCGGTTCCGCTCCGACGGCTTCCGCTTGGACCGGCGTTCCGGGATCTTGGCGAACGGAAGAAGCCGTAAAACAGCTTCTTAACGATCCCGATTCTTACAAACTCATCCAGGCCGTCGCCTGTACCCCGACCAAATATCGAGGGCAACCGTGCTGGCGGGTAAAGATCCTCTTCCGGGCGAAAAACGCCTTCGGAGGCTACGTCCAAAGCGTCGCTTACGTCTACGAAACTTCCGGAGAACCGGTTACCGTTCTCGGAGCGGAACTGGAAAGATAAACCTTTTTCATAGGTAAACGGTCATCCTCGAAAAGGGTGGCCGTTTTTACCTTTTAAACGAGCATATTCGCGGCATTCGCCGAAGCGACGTTAATCGAACTTACCGCCCTCGCCGCCGCCGAGTTAATCGCCGAAACGAGCGAGTCGAGCGCGGAGGAGATACTCGTCGCCTTCGACGGCCAGGTCGTCGCGATCGAGGCGCTCGAATCGAAACTATTCGAGATCGAAGAAGTCTTTTCCGGAAGATTACTTAAAGTCTCGGCGGCAGAATTAATTTGGTCCCGAATCTTAGGAGCCGCCTGGAGAGTTTCCGGAGTCGAGTACGCCTCGGCGGGCGAATAGGAGCGCATCCCCGTCCGCATCTTCAACCACATCTCATAGTAATGGGCCTGGGAGGCGCGGCGTTCCGGGCTATCCGGATAACCCGGACCGTAATCGCCCGCGACCGTTCCGCCGGGAACCTTCTTTTCGTGTTCCCGGCGCTCCTTTACAATATCGATGGCGTGCGCCTTAGCGTCGGCGGCGAGGTTTTGGCCAAGTTCAACCAACATCAAAGCAATTGCGGTGTAAATATTAGCCCGAAGCGGGGTCATCGCCTCGGCTAGTGCTCCGCTCGAAAGGGCTCCTCCGCCGAGGGCGATCTTTATCCCGCCTAAAATCTTCTTCGCGACGACGATCCCGATCGCGTCCCCCTCCGCTAAGAGCACCCCTTCCTCGACCTCGCCGACGATTCCTTTTCCGACCGTTCCGGGACCTCCCGGAATTCCCGGAGCCCCCGGATAACCCGGAATGAGACCTTTTAATTTCCCTATCCCCCAAACCCCAGCGGCAACGATCATACCGTCCTTAATGTAGTCCCAGTTCTCCTTCATAAACTTGGTCGTTTCCCGCATCGCATTCGCCCAAGTACCGATGTCCTCCGCAAATTTATCGAGCCGCGTTTTCCATTCGTCCGAAAGAACGGTTAGATCCGTCGTACCGCTGATTCCGCCGCCGTGTTGCTCCTTAAACATCGCGGTCCCCGGAAGGCCGAAAACCTTATTAAAGAAACTTTGTATTTCTCCCCCGAGCGCCGCGAACTTGGCCGCCGGGTTCCCTTGAGTTAAGGCCCCGACAAGGTAAGCGACCGATCGTCCCCATCCCTCGGCGACTTTTTGTAAACCGTCAAAGGCGTGGGTAAGCTCCGCCGGGGTAAGTAGCTCGAAGACCTTATTCGCGACCGGAGTTAAGAATTTCTCTAGGACCATTCCAAAGGACTCCTGGAAGTCCTGCCAGTGGCCAAAGAACCGGGCCTCGATCCCTTTTAACCCTTGGAGCTGGGCTTCGGCGTGCCGGTAAGCCGCGCCGCCCGGCCCGGTAATAATATCGAACGACTTCATTAGCGCCGCGATCGCCTGTTTACCGGTAAGCTCGTGCTTCTTCATCATCTCGGAGAGTTGCTCCGGAGAGACCTTTAAGGCGCTCGCCATCGCCTGTTTAAAGTTGTACCCCGTATCGATCGACATCTCGTTGAGATGTTGGGCGTCGACCTTCCCTTCGGCGAGGATCCGGGTAAAAGCCTGGGTAACGAGGCCGAAGGCTTTCGGATCGCGGGAGACGTCGGCGAGCTTTGTAAGCTGGGTATGGAGCTTACCGACGTTATCGTAGAGCTTCGGCGCGGAACTCATTAGCAGCGCCGTCGCTTCCATTAACTGGTTGTAGGTCTGGGGAGTTTCCCGGCCTTCCATATTCCGGATCATCGTGTCGATGTCTCCGGCGAGGTAGGCGTGGCCCCGCGACTCGCTCATCGTCCGGATCTGGTTCTGGAGGACTTCCCGGTCGCCCCGGGTTTCGATCGCTCCCCGGGCGAATTCCTTAACGTTCTCGATCCCGCCGCCGACGAGTTCCGCTAAACCGAACCCGCCCGCGAACCCGAATCCTTTCGCGACCTCCATTCCTAGCTCCTTAAAGGTATGCTCGAAAGAGTGGCTTATGCGGTGGGCGGCGTGCTCCGCTTCTTCGGCGATCCGGCGGAAGGTACTCTTCGATTCCGCCCCGAATTTCGAGGCGGAACGGGTCGCGCCGTCGAACATCTGGGAGTAGGCCCGCTTTAAAACCTCGTTCGAGGTCCGGGCGTCGGCCCCGAGTTCCTTTAGCCGGGCCTTTACGGCGTTAATCGTCGCGATTAGGGAAGGGTCTAACTTCCCCATTATCTCGATATTTAAGACTTCGACCTTACCTTCGGCCATACGAATAACTACGTTACTCTTTCTCGTGCAGCTTACGTAACGCCTCTAACCAGGCCAGCGAATCTTTAACCGGGATCGATAGCCAATAATGGAAGCCCCCGCGTTCCGAGGCGAGAGCGAGATAAAGCGTTCGGAGGATTAAGAGCGGGTCGTAATCGGGAGTCGGAGAACGCTCGCCTAAGCCGACTCTCGATACAGAAAATTTTGCACCCGCCTTAAGGCCCGCTCGGCCTCCGGGAAGGAAATCTTCCGTAGATCCTCGACCGCGATATGGTTTAGCTCGGCGAGTACCATCGCCAGGAAAAGCGATTCCCCGGTCTTATTTAAACTGGTAGCGTAGACGAAGTGGTGCTCGGTCCGGAACTGCATATCGAGCTGGAAAAACTTCTCCCCGCTTAGTTCGGAGGGATCGCAAAGAAGCGAGTCGAGGACCAGCTTCCCGCAGGTAATCGGTTTCCGGAGCTTAAAATAACGGGCTTCCTCTAGGTCCCGGGCGGCTTTAGCTTCCGCTTCGTTTAACTCCGGCGGATCGGGCGGAGCCGCGTGGGCTTCCCGAACCGCTTCCTCTATCGCGTCTATCTTTCTCATTCTCCCGGCTAACTACGCGAAAAGCCCGGAGACGAAGAAACCCTTCCCTCTTTTCGGGAGAAGGGAAGGGTTTTGCTTATGAGAAAACGTTTAACCGATGTTAGCCCGCGTCTGGGCGTTAAGGTCGACCCCGTTAACAATGCAGATATTGGAGAAAGGATCTATCTCCCAATATTTGACCCCCTTAAAATTAAGCGCGAGATAGAGGACCGAGAACTCCAGTACGACCATCGCCTTCGTCGCGTTCTCCCGCTTACCGAGATCCTGGGAGTCGGAGACGACGTTCATCACAACCTCCTCGGGAAGCTCGGCGAACTTACCGATCGAGGTATCGTACACTTGCAGCGACGAGAGGCACCGGATCCGCGCCCCCTCTCCGCTAAAGATCGAGAGCGACTGGATCGTATTGGTATGGAAATTGAGCGTGCAGGTCATCGGCTGGACCTGACCCGAAACCGGAAGATTAAACGAACCGCCGAGGCCAGCGCCTTTAATGTCGTTCTTTTCGAAAACCAGCTTCGGGAGCGTAATATCCGAGAGGCCGACGAATTGCTGATCGGCGTCATTATAAGTTTTATAATTTTTGCACGCGCTGGGATATTGCATAGTCGAGGCTAATTACGCCGGGGGCGATTAAGTGGAAACGAGCTGGATATTCGTAATCGAAGCGGCGAGTCCTTGGACGTCGTAGACGAGCGAAATTAGAAGGGTTCTTATTGGTGTTGGCGGCGACCACAAAACTTGGAAATGGTACCGCCCCCTGAGAATTTCCTCGATCGGGTTCTCGTCCGGATTAAAGGTACACCGCGCCGTCCAAGCGGCCTGGGCCTGGACGAGGGTATTAAGGTAGGCCTGGATCGTCTCGTTAATCGAAGAGAGGGTCCGGAGGTTCCCTGGGAGATCGATAAACTGGTGGAGGTTAACGCTTAACGTATTGCCTAACCAAATGAACATTCGCTGGATCGGGATCCAAAAGTGGACCGGATCCGAGTCGTTCGGCCACGCCAGAGTAAAATCCCCCAGACTGTTCCAACCCCGGAAATTTAGGAAGGTAAAGACCCCGAGATTCTCGATATAATCCGCCTGGGTCGGGTCCATAAAGACCGGCGTCCCGTCCCAAAGGATCGTCCCCGTAATACTTGCACTTTTTGTACTCGGCGCGACGTAGGGAATTCCGCCGAATTGTTTATCGGTATTCGCGCAGAGGACGGCCTCCATCGTGGAGGCGTGGTACTTCTTATCGCCGAGTTCGACGGCGGGCCATCCGGCGAGAGTAAACCGGGAGACGAAATTGTTCGTGTTCTTCCAGAGGTTAATCTGGCCGTACTGACGGACGGAATGGGCGTCGATGTCGCCGATGTACATCGCCCGGAACCGCCCGTTATTAATGTTCTGGCACTGGGCATTCGCGGCGGCGTAGACCTCGGGATCGGCCCCGAAGCCGGGCGTCAATACCAGAGCCGGAACGAGATCGGTAACCGGGAAAACTTTTTCGAGGACGGCGAGACCGGAAGAGTT